TCATCAAGAAATAAAAATGGGCAAACTAAAACAGGCTTATATAAACTTTTTATTCCTATGGAATGGAATTATGAGGGTTTTATTGATCAGTACGGCTATCCTGTGTTTGATACTCCAAAAAAAGAAACATTAGACCCACAGGGAAATTTAATTACGGAAGGAGTTATACAGCACTGGGAAAACGAAGTTGAAGGATTAAAAGATGATGCAGATGCTCTAAATGAATATTACCGGCAGTTTCCTCGCACAGAGCAACACGCTTTTAGAGACGAGGCAAAACAATCTATATTTAATTTAACAAAAATCTATCAGCAAATAGATTATAACGAAGAATTAAAAAATTCTGCTATGGTTACCCAAGGTAACTTCCAGTGGGAAAACGGTATTAAAGATACCAAAGTAATATTCTATCCAAATAAAAGTGGTAGATTTTTTATTACTTGGGTACCGGATCAAGGACAACAAAATAACTTAATAATAAAAAATGGTATTAAATATCCTGGTAATGAGCATTTGGGGGCATTTGGATGTGACAGCTATGATATTAGTGGTGTTGTTGGTGGTGGCGGATCTAACGGGGCGCTTCATGGATTAACAAAATTTTCTATAGAAGATGTACCACCTAATCATTTTTTTCTTGAGTATATTGCAAGACCTTCTACTGCGGAAATGTTTTTTGAAGATGTATTAATGGCTTTAGTATTTTATGGTATGCCTTTATTAGCAGAAAATAATAAACCTAGACTGCTTTACTATTTAAAACGTAGAGGGTATAGGGGTTTTAGTATTAATAGACCAGACAAAACATATAATAAATTATCAGTTTCAGAAAAAGAAGTTGGCGGAATACCTAATTCAAGTGAGGATATAAAACAAGCACATGCATCCGCTATAGAAACATATATAGAAGATTTCGTAGGTGAAAAAAAAGATGGATATGGAGATATGTATTTACAAAGAACACTGGAAGACTGGGCAAGATTTGATATAAATAATAGAACTAAGCATGATGCTTCTATAAGTTCAGGACTTGCCTTGATGGCTTGTAATAAACATAGGTATAATCCTAAAGGCTTAACTAAAATTAAATCATATTCTTTAGGTTTTAAAAAATATAATAACGAGGGAACTACTTCAAAAATAATATAATAAATGAATATAAGTACAAATACTAATAGCTCATTTCCAGATCAGGTTGTAAGTGACGCTGAGAAAGCAACGTGGGAATACGGACTTCAAGTTAGTAGAGCTATTGAACAAGAATGGTTCAATTATGGAGGTGGTGGCTCAAATCGTTATGCTGCAAATTGGAATAACTTTCATAATCTACGGTTATATGCTAGGGGTGAGCAAAGCGTACAAAAATATAAAGACGAATTAGCTATTAATGGAGATTTGTCTTATCTTAACTTGGATTGGAAGCCAGTCCCTATATTATCTAAGTTTTCTAATATAGTTGCTAATGGTATAACTCAAAAGCAGTATGATTTAACTTCGTACGCTCAAGACCCTGAGTCTTTAAAGAAAAGAACAGACTTTGCTGAGGACTTATTATTTGATATGCTCACTAAAAACGAGCAAGCTCAAGCGTCTGAAATAGTTAACGTTAATTTGAGCAGGTCTAATATTTCTCCAGATAATTTGCCTGAGTCTTTAGAAGAAAGAGATCTTCACATGCAACTTAGTTATAAGCAAGCAATTGAAGTAGCCGAGGAAGAAGCTATTAGCGCGGTTTTAGCAACTAATGAATTTGATCTTACTAAAGCTAGAGTAAATCAAGATTTAGTAAATATAGGAATAGGCATTACCAAAACTTCTTTTAACCCCGCGGAAGGTGTTGTAATTGATTATGTTGATCCAGCTTATTGCGTTTGGTCTTATACAGAGGATCCTCATTTTGAAGATATATATTATGTAGGAGAAGTTAAATCTATAACTATACCAGAACTTAAGAAGGAATTCCCTAATATATCTAATGAAGAATTGAAAAAAATTCAAGATATGCCTGGTAATAGGCGAATGATTAGAGGTTTTGAAAGCTATGATTATAATACAGTTCAAGTTTTGTATTTTGAATATAAGACTTATGCAGATCAAGTATTTAAAATAAAAAGAACTGACTCTGGGTTGGAGAAAGCAATTGAAAAAACTGATGAATTTAACCCTCCTCCAAATGACAATTTTGAAAGAGTAGCTAGATCTATAGAAGTTTTATACGAAGGAGCTAAAGTTATAGGAACTGATATAATGCTTAAGTGGGAAATGTCAGAAAACATGACAAGACCTTTGGCCGATACAACTCGTGTTGAAATGAGCTATTCTTTATGTGCTCCCAGAATGTATAAAGGAAAAATACAATCCTTAATAAGTAAGTGTATAGGTTTTGCTGATGTCATTCAATTAACTCATTTAAAAATACAACAAGTTTTATCTAGAATGGTTCCTGATGGTATATTTTTAGATATGGACGGATTAGCTGAAGTGGATTTAGGCAACGGAACAAATTATAATCCTGCTGAGGCATTGAACATGTACTTTCAAACAGGTTCTGTTGTGGGTAGATCTCTTACTCAAGATGGAGATATGAATAGAGGTAAAGTACCTATCCAGGAGTTAAATTCTTCTAACGGCATGGGCAAAATACAATCCCTTATAACAGCATATAACTATAATATGCAAATGATTAGAGATGTCACCGGATTGAATGAAGCAAGAGATGGCTCTTTACCTTCAGCAGATTCATTAGTTGGTTTACAAAAAATGGCCGCTAATGCTTCGAATGTGGCTACTAAACATATACAAGATGCTAGTTTATTTTTAGCTTTAAGCACTTGTGAAAATATATCTTTAAAAATAGCTGATGTTTTAAATTTTCCATTAACAAAAAATTCTTTAATGAACAGTATATCTACATTTAATGTAGCTACTCTTAATGAAATTCAGAACTTAAATCTTCATGATTTTGGCATATATTTAGAAATGGAACCCGACGACGAAGAAAAAGCTGAATTAGCAGCTAACATAAATGCTTCGCTTCAACAAGGTAGTATTGATATAGAAGATGCTATCGATATACGTGAGATTAAAAATCTTAAGTTAGCTAATCAAATGCTAAAGCTTAAGCGCAAGAAAAAATTAGAGAGAGAACAAGCGGTAACACAACAAAATATCCAGGCTCAGGCTGAAGCAAATGCTCAAGCTTCTGAAAAAGCTGCAATGGCAGAAGTACAAAAACAGCAAGCACTCACATCTGAAAAAGTTGCAATTGAACAGGCTAAGTCTCAGTTTGAAATACAAAGAATGGAAAGAGAAGCTCAAATTAAAAAGCAGTTAATGGCAACTGAATTTGAGTACAATATGCAATTAGCACAGGCGCAAATTGGCGCCACTACGCAAAAAGAAAAAGAAATAGAGGATCGAAAAGATAAAAGAGTAAAAATACAAGGAACTCAACAGAGTGAGCTTATACAGCAAAGGCAAACAGAAGGAATGCCTAAAAACTTTGAATCACAAGGAAACGATGTAATGGGAGGATTTGACTTATCATCCTTTGATCCTACATAAATAAGTATTTAATAATTATATAATATTATATCATGAATGAACCAGTAAAAACGGAAGGATCTTTTAAGATTCAATCTAAGCCAAAGCTAACTGATGAACAGATAGCGGCAAAAAACAGGGAACCCTTAATAGACGTTCCAGGTAATGTAACTAGAGTAGTAATTCCTAAAGAAGAAAAAGATGCCGTTCAAAAGCCAAGCACAGGCAGTGTGGATGAGAATAAACCAGCCGAAGATGTACAAAAAGTGGAGGAAGGAACATCCGAACCAGTCATTAAGGAAATTACCGAAGAAAAAACAGAAGTAAAAACTGAAGATTCTGCTGAAGAAAAAGTAGTAGAACTGCAACCTGTTCAAAATGATTTACCAGAAAATATAAATAAGTTGGTAGATTTTATGAAAGAAACAGGTGGAACCATGCAGGATTACATAAGGCTAAACACCAATTACGAAGATGTTGATAGAGACGTTTTAGTAAAAGAATATTATAAAAGTACTAAACCCCATTTGTCAAAAGAAGAAATTGATTTTATGATTGAAGACACTTTTGCATTTGATGAAGATATTGATGAAGAGCGAGACATCAAAAGAAAAAAACTCGCATACAAAGAAGAGGTTTCAAAAGCCCGTAAGTTTTTAGAAGATACAAAGAAAAAGTATTATGACGACATCAAGTTGAAGTCGCCTCAACTTTCAGAAGATCAACAAAAAGCTTCGGACTTTTTTAATCGATATAAAGAGGATCAGGAAAGAAACTCACAAAACCATGAGAAGTTTAAAGCTCAAACCGAACAATTATTTAACAAAGATTTCGAAGGTTTCGATTTTAATTTAGGAGAAAAAAAGTTTAGGTATGGAGTACAAAATGCGTCTCAGGTGGGAGAAAAACAATCGGACATTAGCAATTTCATAGGGAGGTTCCTTGGTGAAGATGGTGCGATTAAAGATACAAAAGGGTATCACAAGGCTTTATATGCAGGAGCAAATGCTGATAAAATAGCAAATCACTTCTATGAACAAGGTAAGGCAGATGCTATTAGAGATGTTGTAAACAAATCTAATAATACATCTACTGAGGCTAGAAAAGCGGCACCTGTTGAAAGTGCTCGTTTTGGAGCTTATAAAGTTAAGTCAATTTCTGGAGCGGACTCTGCAAAACTAAAAATTAAAAAGTTTAAAAACTAATAACAATGAGTTTATTACCACAATTTGGGAGTATAGTCCCATCACAAACACAGCAATTACTTGCTACAAATTATTTACAATGGAACAACAATGGCGGAGGTGCTGGAATTCCAGGAAACTTTGTTGACTTTGCTCAGCAGTATTTACCAGAAATCTACGAAGCAGAAGTAGAACGTTATGGAAACAGAACGTTATCTGGATTTTTACGAATGGTTGGCGCTGAAATGCCAATGACTTCTGATCAAGTTATTTGGTCTGAACAAAACAGATTACACATTTCTTACGCTGGAGTATCTCAAGCTAACGGAGCTGGTACATTATCTGTAATTACTCTTAACCCAGGCGCTGTAGCAGGAGTTAGTAATGTAATCTCAGTAAATGACACTGTTGTTGTTTTAGATCCAGCTAATGGACTAGAAGCTAAAGGTATTGTAACTGCTTCAGTATTAGGAGCTGCAGGAACAATTACTATTCAGCCTTTTGCTGGAACTACTTTGACTACTCAAGGTTTCTCTGCAACTGGATTAAAAGTATTTGTTTACGGATCTGATTATTCTAAAGGAACTACAATCGGAACTGGAGCAGGTAACTCAGCTGCAAGAAATAGTATTGAACCGGTATTAACACAATTTTCTAACTCTCCAATCATTATTAGAGATCAGTATGTTGTATCTGGGTCTGATACTGCACAAATCGGATGGGTAAATGTAGCGACTGAAGACGGAACTGACGGGTACTTATGGTATTTGAAAGCTGAATCTGAAACACGTCTACGTTTTGAAGATTATTTAGAAATGGCAATGGTAGAAGGTGAATTAAATGCATCTGCTCTTAATCCATTAACTCAGCCAGGAACACAAGGTTTATTTGCCGCTATTCAAGATAGAGGAAATGTTGAAACTGGATTTACAGCTGCAAATGGATTAACTGAATTTGATGCAATCCTTAAAAACCTTGATACTCAGGGAGCAATTGAGGAAAACATGTTATTCTTAAATCGCCAGACTGCTTTAGATTTTGATGATATGCTAGCAAGCATTTCTTCAGGAGTTTCAGGAGGTGTTGCTTATGGATTATTTGAAAATTCAGAAGACATGGCACTTAACTTAGGATTTAGCGGTTTCCGTAGAGGATCTTATGACTTTTACAAAACAGATTGGAAATACTTAAATGATGCGTCTACTCGTGGAGCTATCAATGGAGTTAATTCAATTGAAGGTGTATTAGTACCTGCTGGAACTTCAACTGTTTACGATCAAGTTTTAGGAACTAATATTCGTCGTCCATTTTTGCACGTACGATACAGAGCTTCTCAAACTGATGACCGTAGAATGAAATCTTGGTTAACAGGATCTGTTGGAGGCGCTAGTAACTCAACTCTTGATGCAATGGAAGTAAACTTCCTATCTGAAAGATGTTTGATTACTCAAGCAGCTAATAACTTTGTATTATTTAGAGGAATCTAATAATTCCAACACTAAAGGCGGGGGCTTTCGAGCCCTCTCCTTTATTTTTAATTATTTAATTATATTATATTATGGCAAATAAAAAACCTGTAGCTAAAAAAGCTACAACAGAAAAAGAAATTATAGAAACAGTAGAAAAAGCAACTGTTAAGGAACCGGTTGTTGAAACACCAAAAAAACCAACTAAACCTAAATGGGAAATTAAAGATAGGTTGTATTACTTAGTAGGTAGACATACTCCTCTTACATTAACTATTCCGGGTAAGCATACTAGAAAACATGCATTGTTGTATTTTGATCCCGAAACCGGTAACCAAAAAGAAATTAGATACGCCACTAATCATGATTCCCCTTTTAAAAGTGAGCAAGAAGGAGAAGCTACGTTAGGGCATATTATGTTTAGAGATGGGGATTTAAGAGTTCCTAAAGAACAACAAAATTTACAAAAACTTCTTTCTTTATATCACCCCTTAAAAGGTCGTATATATGAAGAATATGATCCCGTTGAAGAAGCTTACGATGATTTAGAATTATTAGATCTTCAAACCGATGCAGCAGTATTTGCTAGAGATATGGATATTGACGATGCTGAAGCTATATTAAGGGTTGAAATGGGCAGCACAGTTAATCAATTGTCATCAAAAGAAATAAAAAGAGATTTAAGATTGTTTGCAAATAAAAATCCTGAATTATTTTTAGAATTAGCACAAGACGAAAATGTAGGACTTAGAAATGTAGCAATAAAAGCTACAGAAAGTAATATAATTACTTTATCTCAAGATCAACGAACTTTTTCTTGGACATCTAATGGCAGAAAATTAATATCTGTACCTTTTGATGAAAATCCTTATTCAGCTATGGCAGCTTATTTTAAGACCGACGAAGGAGTTGAAGTTTATAGATCTATAGAAAAGAAACTTAATTAGTAGTTTTTTAAAAAAACACGTAATTATATTATAGATGGTGAATTATTATTGACCGGTTTCTTAAGTGAGACCGGTTAATATTTATAACAAAAGAAATAAAATGGCAGTAAACGTAGACATAGTTTATAAAACGGTGTTACTTATTCTTAACAAAGAACAGAGAGGTATACTGTAAATATACAACTTCGTAGACCAGACAATGATACGGAATATGGTGACAGAATTAAAAATGTTGATCAAGCCATTTCTATATTTAAAAAATACGGGACAGCTACTTATGTTGCACCAGATAAATGCTTTACGCTTCCTACAGCCTCTGGAGCTAGTGCAGCTACACAAAATTTTACAGGAAATGGCACATCTATATCGTTTCCTTTTACATCAATAACATCTTCTCAGTTAGCTAGTAGTGTAATATCCGTCACTATTAATGGTGTTATTACAACCGCTTTTACTATTAGCGGTGCTAACATAATATTTAATACTATTCCAGCTAATTCAGCCGCTATAGTTGTTACGGCAACCCCAGAGGACTTTTATAAGCTTGGCACAGTAATATATAAAGACACTACAGAAGCTCAACTGGTGCAGCGAAACGAGCTTTTATATATAAATACCACTCCTTTGGTTGCACCTACTGCCACATATCCTGTATATTTATATGAGAACCATAAATTATATTTATATCCGCAAACTATTACATCGGATATAACAGTAAGCTATTTAAGAAAACCTTTAGATGTTATTTGGAATTTTACAATACCGTCAGGACAAAATTATTACCAATGGGATCCAACTAATTCTGTTGATTTCGAATTATCAAAAACAGAACAAACTAATATTATATTAAAAATATTACTTTATTCTGGAGTCGTTATAAAAGATCCTCAAATAATTAATGTAGCCGCTCAACAAGTTCAACAAGAAGTACAACGCTCAACATTATAAGATATGCCTATACCTAATGGCGGTTTAATAACCGAAACTAACGAACAATATTACGCTGGAGCTCAGCGATTTTTATCTGACGGGAGCGGAGAAATAACTACTACATTTAATACTGATTTAGTTTTTTCTACTTCTAATACAGCGTTACCAGAATATGCACTAAATAATTTTCAAATATATACTAGCACAACAAACAATCCGGGGTCTTATACTGAATATGTTGGGACATATACGGTTGCTAATAATAAAATAACTTTTAGTGTTGCACCTGTAGCTGGGTTATATATTGCAGTCCAATTAAAATCTTTAGATGGCGGAAATTTTGGTAACGAACAGGCTATAGGAACCGCTGTACAAGAAAATTACGGAAGTTATGGCTATACTTCTTTAAATGATATTATAAACGGATTTATAGCTACTTATGTTGGAGAACATAAATTAATTCCAGACGTAAAAAGAACAGATGTAATATTTCATGCTAAAAGAGGATTACAAGAATTTAGCTACGACACATTAAGAAGTATTAAATCTCAGGAGTTAACTATTCCTGCAAGTTTAAGTGTTATAATACCTCAAGATTATGTAAACTATGTTAATATATCATATATAGATGCTTTAGGAGTTAAACATCCTATATATCCCGCTAATAATTTAACTATGTCTCCTTATGAGGTTCCTATTCAAGACGATGAAGGTGACCCTACCCAAGATTATTTTGGAGATAACCTAGAAGGCACTTCTGTGACTATGCAGCGATGGGCCGATGCTAACGACAATTTATTAAACGGAAATATAAGTCCTCAAGATTATTTTGCATACGCTGGTTGGCTAACTGGAAATCCTATTTTAGGAGAGCGGTATGGAAATGACCCGCAATATACTCAAAGAAATGGGTGGTTTAATATGAATGAAAGAGATGGAACAATAGCTTTTTCTTCTAACTTAAAAGATTGTTTAATAATACTTGAATACATATCAGACGGCTTAGCTTATGAATTAGATTCAAGAATACCAAAAATGGCTGAAGATGCTTTATATGCACATATATTATATTCTATATTAGCATCTAGAATTAATCAGCCCGAATATATTGTACAAAGATTAAAAAGAGACAGATCGGCTAAACTGAGAAATGCAAAAATAAGATTATCAAATATTAAGCTTGAAGAAATTACTCAAGTAATGCGCGGTAAATCGAAATGGATTAAATCATAATTAAATGGCTCAACAAATAAAAAACACATTTCTAAAGTCTAAGATGAATAAAGATCTTGACGATAGAATATTACCTAACGGTGAATATAGAGATGCTCGGAATATATCTGTTGGTAGATCTGAAGATAACGATGTTGGCGCTTTAGAAAATATAATAGGTAACAATTTAATACCTAGTACAGACTTAGGTTCTGACTTAACTATTATAGGAATTAAAAAAAATAATGCCACCGACCAAATATTTGTTTTTTTAACAGATTACACAGATCCTAATCCCTCTAGCCCAACTGATGCTCCATTGGGATCAAATCATTATATATATGTTTACAATAATTCCACTAAAGAATATACTCCTTTAGTAAGAGGGGAATTTTTAAACTTTTCAACAACAAATAGGATAATAGGAATAAACTTAATTGAAAACTTATTGTTTTGGACTGATAATAGAAATCAGCCTAGAAAAATTAACATTAATTTAGCTACTATAGCGGAATAATATAATAAAATTATGGGAGGTCAAGCAGCCGAAGATTATTACACGCAGGAACATCAAATATCTGTAGCTAAATACAACCCTTATCAAGTTATAAAATTATATAATAGAATAAACTTGGTAACTACGGGGGGAGGAACTACATACTTCAGTTTAGCTGGAGACGTTGAAGCTTCTATAACTCCTTTCATTGGGGCTACCGTAGTATCTCCAGAACAAAGCACAGCTATAACAGGGCTAGATCATATAAAAGTAACTGCAGTTCAATATGTTAGTACATTTAATGAAACTAGAGTAGACGTTTCCCCGTCTTTTTCTGCGGTATTAGCCGCTAATACCTATGTTTCTTTAATTATTTCTACAATGGCCAATAAAACAGGTGATAACACATGGCCTGGAGATCCTGATTATTTAGAAGATAAATTTGTTAGATTTAGTTATAGATTTAAGTTTGATGACAATGAATACTCTTTGATGGCCCCATTTACCCAAATAGCTTATATACCTAAGCAAGATGGATATTTTTTAAATGGGGACGAAGATGCCGCTTATCAGTCTACTATTGTTCCTTTTATGGAAAATCAAGTCCAAAACATAGGACTAGTTATACCATTACCGACAAGTGGGAGTAGAATAGTTAATGACTATAAAATAAAAGAATTAGAGATATTATTTAGAGAAAGTGATAGTGTTGCTGTTAAAGTTTTAGAAAGTGTTACTGCTCAACAAATTGCTGGAGCAACAGCCATTAATAACTATTACACTTATGACTATCAGTCGCGTAAACCTTATAAAACTCTACCAGAAGCTCAAACAACTAGGGTTTATGATAAAGTGCCAGTAAGGGCGTTTTCTCAAGAAAGTTCTGGTAATAGAATTATATATGGAAATTATAGAGATCAGCATACACCTCCTACAAATATAAATTACAACTGCAGAATATCTAATAAAAGTAGTACAGGAAAATATAATAATTGGATAGAATATCCTAACCATTCGGTAAAAAGAAATAGAAATTATCAAGTGGGATTTGTTTTAGCTGATAAATTCGGACGTCAATCTCCTGTAATATTATCTTCAGTAGATAATGGAATAACTAGTGACGGTCAATTTTATTTTGGATCTACTATATATAGTCCTTATGATATTAATGCGGCTGACACTGATGTTAAAAGCTGGTTTGGAGATGCTATAATGGTTTTAGTAAATTCAGAAATAGCCTCTACAAAAAATTTATCAGCTGGTACGCCAGGGTTATATGCAATAAAACAGGATGCTGGCTCAGGAAACGGAGAGGGTTTTGCTATTAATGGTAACGCAGCAATTGTTGACGATTCCACATATACATTTTCTTTAAATAGTACTTCTTTTCCTAACAACAATCATATTCCTAATATAGGCGATTATATGAGAGGTGCTTATGAAGATTTTGTTAAAGTAGAAAATAGAACAGGTCCATCAGGAGGAGGACAAACTTATACCGTTACTACATCTGGTAGAGTAAGTGATGTTTATTTACGAACAGATAACTTGCCTTCGGGTACACCTGATTTAAAATTTGCATATAACATAAATGATTTAGGTTGGTATAGTTACAAAATAGTTGTGAAACAAACACAACAAGAATATTATAATGTATACCTGCCTGGAATACTTAATGGTTACCCCGGACAAAGTGGAGCTATTAATGAACCAACCAACCCAAACGTTGCAGGAGGAATTGATAATGGTTTGTTTCCTACAGACGAAACAAATCTTACTGCTTTTACCGTGTTATTTAATGACAATATAAATAAAATACCTAGAGATCTAGCTGAAGTTGGTCCGGATCAAAAACAATATAGAAGTTCTGTTACATTGTATGGTAGAGTAACTAATATAATGACGGTTGCAAGCGCAGGAAATCCTTCAATACCTTACAATAGTCAATATTATGCTAGAATTACTTCAGAAGGCAAAACGGCAATATCACACACCTCTACAGCAATAGCGAGAGCTAAAGAGGTTAACATGGGGTACTCCGATTTATCTAATGGTTATTCAGTTGCGCCTCCTAACGCTGTAAACACAGGCCCTGGAATTGGAAACAAAGCTTTTTATCAAATAGATACAAATCCGTTGATATCAAGAATTTCTACAGTTGATAAACCTATAGGAGCCACTTCTTTAAACATAGTTCCAACGCCGCCTTTAGTGGATTCACTTAATTTACCAGCGGGGGCTGAAAACATGGAACCATATTTAGCGATTTATGAAACAGAGCCTACAGAATCATTATTAGATATATATTGGGAAACAGCTAGTGAAGGATTAATAGTCGATTTAAACTCAGATGTGCTTTCAGGAGCTGGGGGAGCGACTTCGTTTATAAATGTAACATGGGATTTTAGCGAGACTACTACAAAAAATACTTATGTAACGGGATTTTTTGAGCCTGTTAATGCTTCAGGTGAGGTTTTTGCAACTCCTACTACGGCAGAACTAATAAGTCAAACTAATGGTAATAATGAAGCTGTTGCGTTATTTAGGCTTTACTCTGGCACTGGTAGTTTTGACGGGCAATATAAGTTAGAATACATAGGAGAAAATCCTTTAGTATTTATTGATTCAAGTAGAGAAAATGACGTTTATTCTTTTGTTATCAGAGTTACTACAAGTGATGATGATGTTAGCGAACTTACGCTTGCTGGCGAGATAGAAGGTTTTGGCGCTTTAAAAAACATAGTACCTACGTATAATCAAATATCTAATTTTTCTACTACGAAAGATACCCAAATAATATTACCAGGCGTACCAGGAACAAAATGGACCGCGGCAGATCCTAAAAATGGTACAGGAAATAATTCTCAGGTTAGAACACAACTACAATACACTATTAATAACCCAGACGATGTTCCTTCTAACTGGTCTATGGATATAGAAAACGGAGAAATAACTCAAACAGTTCCTAGTAATGCTAGCGGCTCTTATAATGTTGATATACGAGTTACAGACGCTAACGGAATAACTAATCCTACTGTATCTGGTAATTATGGTCAACTAGATGTAACCCGAACTACAACTATTACTGTAGGATATGCATCTGTTAATACTGAGGCTCTTAGCACTATTTGTACTTTTGATCCGAATACATCAGGGACGCCTCCAGCTGATGTAATGATAGCAAATACTACTCCTGTTACTGGCTTATGGTATATAAGCGAACAAAATACTGGTAATTATCTTGATTTTGGAGATTTATATACCGAATACGGGATAGATGTCAGTAACACAAAAAGAATTGGTAGTAAAGCACATAAGTCAGGTACTTTAGCAATAACAGCTAATTTTAAACAAGAAAATTTACAAGCAGGACCCGCTGTAGATAGCAAATTTAAAGTTAAAAATATTGAATATTACTATAGATATTTAGATACTTCTGGAATACCAATAGGATCTTGGCAAAAAGTTTCTAGACTTTTAGAATACAATAAGTCTGGTATAACAACTGAAATCGCTTCCCCTACTTATAACGAACCCTCATACATTCAAGGATTTCCAATAGGAAGTGGGGGCTATGAGGTTTCAGGAGGCGGCATCACGCAAGGTAATAGCAAGTGGTTGCAAACAATTAGAGCTTTTGATTTTCTACAAATTACAGAAGGTAATAATATAGGAAGCGTAGAATATGCTTTTATTATAGAAGATTTACAACGAACTTTTGGAAATTCCTTACAACCCGTAGCTGGCTGGATTAATGCAGATGATTTACATTATCCTGCCTGTATTCCTTGGCAGGGAACTAATTTAGCTGCCTCGTACACTGAATATAAATATTTTAGGTCTGCTCCGAGTCCAAATTCTATTAACACAGGTCCTCCTGGTACGGACGCAATATACGCAGAAACACCTTATATAGAGTATGTTAATCAATTTTTTACAGATGTAGCCTTACAAACACCATATAAACCAGCTACCTATCCTTATATTAGTGCTAAGTTAGATTTATTTTATGGAGCTGGAATTCCAGGGCTTACAGACTATACAGGATTTCCTTTAGGAGATGTAAATTTTTCCGTAGGGCTAAGTACAGAAGATGGGGTTAGACTTCAAAATGAGGATCTAAACGTGGGGGTAAATACCATACCTACAATTGGTACATCTCCTTTTAATCCAGCAGGCTTAAGTAGAATAAAAACAATTTTGTAAAAATGGCAGCAAATATAGAACTTAAATATTTCAATACATTCTGGTTAAAGAAAATGAAAACTATAACCAAAGTATTGCCAGAGGCTCAAATAGATCCTACGACTCCTCTAACGGTACAAAATGTTACAGCCGCAGGTATCGAAGTGCAATCAAATACTTTATTAACGGATGGAATAATAAATGTGGGACAGGAAGTTGTTATAAACTATGTTAATCTAGGAATTCCTGTTAACTTTGTAAGTTATATAACAGAAATAGTTTCTTCTACAGTTTTTAAAACCAAAGATACTCTACAATCTCTGCCACCTACTGGAACTCCGATAATATTTGGAAAAATTATAAATTTTGATCAAATACCTCAAGCTTATGCAAGCGTAGTTGATAGCGATTGGCTAATTGAGGAATCTAGAATAACTGGTGGATATAATAATACATCTGTTGATTTTGGGGTTAAGGCTTATATAGTTGAAGATGAACCGGCTCAATCTCACAGGTTTAGCGGATTAATACATTCAGGTATATTTAATTCTAGAACAGGTTTTAATGCAACTAATCAATTTAGTGTAGGAGAAGACATAACTAGGACTATAGATCCAGCTAACGGATCTATTCAAAAATTATATGCAGAAGATACTAACCTTATTATATTTCAAGAAAGTAAAGTGAGTAAATCTTTAATAGATAAAGACGCTATATATTCTGCAGAAGGAAATGCTAGTGTTACTAGTCGTAATTTAGTTATAGGGCAAAATATAGCTTTTGGAGGAGAATACGGAATTAGTACTGATCCAGAATCATTTGCTGTTAATGGGTATAGAAAGTACTTTACGGATAAAGACCAAAATGTAGTTTGTAGACTATCTATGGACGGAATAACTGTAATATCAAACTATGGTATGTCTGATTATTTTAGAGATAAGTTATCTACTGCAACATCAGGAGGAATTAAGGGTGGCTGGGATGCTCACAATAAACAATATGTAGTTTCAGTTACATCGGAAATACCGGATTCAAAAGGATCTACCACTGAAAATAATACTTTAGCGTTTGATGACACTGTAAAAGGGTGGACTAGTTTCTTTGATTATAATCCAAATCATATAATAAGTTTAAATAACGATTATTTTACAACAAATAACGGAAAATTATATAAGCATTATACCTTAGCGGCTAATACAACAGACAGAGCGGTATTTTATGGAATTACGTATAATTCTAGTGTAACATTTGTGTTTAATGGAGCTCCGTCAACAGTTAAAAACTTTCAAACTATAAACTATGAGGGATCTGATGGCTGGAGAATGGAAAGCTTTTTTACTAATACCGATACAGCTTTGCCTATAACTCAATCAATATTTGTTACTAATTTACAGCAAATGCAGGATTCTCTTTTAATAAACAGATTTAAAGCTAAAGAAGACAAATATTATGCTGACATTGTTAATAGCACACCGCCTCAAAATGGAGAAATTGTTTGGGGATCTTCTTCCTCTGGTGTAAAAGGGTTTTATGGGGAAATTAAAATGGACATAAATAATATAAATGCAGGCAAAAAAGAATTATTTGCAGTAAGCACAACTTTTGTGCAATCATCTTAAATCAAATTAAATGAATAATGAATTATCAATTAATTTTATAAAACAATTAGAAGTATTACAGAATGTGCTTATAGAAAGCAATGAAGAGGGTGTTTATGGAGATGGTAAAAATTTAGTTAATAATGAAGAATTTCCAATAACTAATAATTTTACCGACGGATTATACATGCGACAAATGAAAATGAAAGCTGATACTATGGTTATAAGTGCTATACATCATACGAATCATTTTTGGTTTCTTCTTTCTGGGAAAGTAATAGTACAGGCTGACAATGAAACTGTAGAACATGTAGCCCCTTGTTGGTCATACTCTTTAAAAGGAACTAAAAGATTAATTAAATGCGTAGAGGATTGTGTTTGGATAAACATAATAGCAAACCCTACAGATACTAGAAATATAGAAGAGGTGGAGAATAATTTCTTTTCCTTTACAATGGAAGAATATAATAAAAAAGAAAAGTTATGTCAGGAATGATTGTAGCCGCTGGGATAGGTGCGGCAACCAGTATAATCGGCGGAATAGTTGGAGGAAGAAAAGCCAAAAAGCAAGCTAGAGCGGCCGCTGCCGAAAAGAAAAGAATTCAAGGAGCTATAAATGCTTTTGAAAAAAATAGACAAGATGTTATAAATCCTTATTCTGATGTTAAATCTTTAGCTGGATTAGCTACTGATCTTAGTGGGGAAATGTCTAATCCTTATGCAGATTTAGGAGTAGCTACGAGTGCCGCTGAAATTCAAATGGAACAAACTGATTTAGCTTTAGCTGCAACTCTAGATACATTACAAGCAACAGGAGCTAGTGCCGGTGGTGCCACTGCTTTAGCAAATGCCGCGGCTAAAAGTAAGAAAGATGTTGCTGCTAATATAGAGCAACAAGAAGCTCAAAACGAAAAGTTAGCTGCGCAGGGTGAAGCTGATTTACAGGCTAAACAAATGGCTGAAAAAGCTAGAATACAAGGAATACAAATATCTGAAGGAGGTAGAGCTCAAATGGCACAAGCGCAAGGTGAAGCTTTTAAATTTCAAGCACAAGAAGGAAGGGATCAAGCTACTCTTGACAGAATGGCTGCGGGTCTTACACAGGCTAGCGCAAATCAAGCTAATGCTAATGCAGCTCAAGCAGCTAGCACAGGAGCTATAATAAGCGGTGTTGGTAATATGGCTGGAGCAGTAATTGGCGCTGGAGGATTCGGTAAAACCCCAACTGCTAATACAGGCGGATCAACCGAAGGTTTTGGCGGTGCTCAAACACAAGCAGGATATGATTACTTTAATGATCCAAATATACCTACAGGAACTACTAATAGTACACAACCCGTAGGAGTAGGTAGTATGGGTAATTTACCTAATTAAAAAAAATAAAATGAGTTATAGAAATCCACAAATAATACAAGATCGTTCCGGCGAAATAATATCTCAATCTATAGCGCAGGCTACGGGAGCTATAGCGCAGGGAGTAGCTAAATTTGGTGCTGATCAAAAAAGAGAACGAGAAAAACGAGAGTTAGAAAGAAAACAGTTTAATCAAAACATGATTAAATTATCTAACGAGCAAGCTGCTGATGCGTCGCTATTTAATAAGGGACTAGCTGGTATGTCAGACTCTATGCGCCAGCAAATGGTAATAGGTAATAATGCCACTCTTGAAAGAATATATGCAATTAAAAAAGCTCAGATGCAAGGGAATAACGACCCTGCACTTTCGGAGAGTTTAGCCCAAGAGCGGATGAAAATAGCTACATATAATGAATTAGCTAAAACCGCTATTGGAGCTACTGCGGATTTACCTGAAATGGTAAAAAACTTTCAGCAAGCAGGTACTGAAATATTCTTAAAAGAAAATGCTGATGGAACAACGACTGAGTCTGAAGCTTTATTCAATGGTTTTGGGGGAGCTCCAGGATATCAGGCGGGGCTAAAGTATAAAGGAGATGGAAGTATGGTTGCTTGGGCAAAAAATAAAGCTGGTAAGTATTTTGAAATCAATGCTCAAGATTTTCCAGAAAGAATGCAAAATTTAACTATACAGGCTAAAAATCCAGTTAATGAGATGGGCACTAGTCAAGCAGCTATGCTTTATGATAAAAAAGGTAACTTTCTGCCCAACATTGTAGAAGGAGAAACTGTTCTTACTAAAGGCGAACCCAATAGCTTGGGCCAACTCACTTCTTATGAAAAACAAAATTTGAATGTTGAACGAGTAAATGCTATTAGGGAAGAATTATCAGAAAAAAACTTAGCTAAAATTCAAGCAGCGGATGGTAACAAACAACTGCAGAATTATTATTTGGACATGTTCAATATTGATGCAGACGCTAATTCTTGGCGATCTATGACTGATGAAGAACAAAAAAAGAAAGTAAAAGAAACTAGCGACGCTATATTTTTTGCCGGTACTAAAATACAAGAAGTAAAAGATGGCGATGCTACTGCTGGTTACTTTAGAAAGTTAAACGAAAAATCTTATAACCCTCCCAAACAAAGTACTTCAAAAATTAGTGAAGCCCAAAGAGATAGATTAGCTTATGATCGTAGGACTAACGATTATTTTGCTCAAGAGGGTGTTGACAAACTAGTTGCTCTTAAAAACTCATTCGACTTAAGCAGCGCGGCTAAACTTGATAATCAGAATATCACTAGCGTAGATTTTAATCCTACTGGCTTTACAGTTAATTTAGGAGAAGACCCAAATGCAGAAATTGGCGCAGGTGGAGTAGCTCCTTCTATAACAAAAGAATTTTCATATAATTCTACGGACGGATTCAATGCGCTATCTAAGTTAGTTAGCACCCAATATTTTGGAGGAAAAAAGAGAACTGAAGCAGAAAAAATGGTTGCTAATATACTTAACAAATACAAAAATTAAATTAATATGTTTGAATATTTAATTGACGGTAATACCGTTATATATAACTCAATTGAAGAGCGTGAAGCAGGTTTAAACGATGCAGACGCTAAAGGACTTGAAATAGTATTTGTTTCAGGAGATTTAATGAGTTTAGCAGAGGATCCTATAGAAGGCCCTGTTGAGCAACAAGACGATATAATAGGAAAACCGGGTTTTCTCCCAGATGCTGCAAAGAGTGCGGATGTAGTATCGGAAATACTACCAGCACAAGATACGGAATTACCCTCGGAAGATGGTTCTTCGGAATTACCATTAGCTGAAAAAGTATGGGAAGGGTATGAGGATTTTAAAGCTTTTTCAAAAAGAAGAAGAATAGAAGAACTTTTATCAGAAACTCCAGAAACAAAAGCTGCTGAAAAAAGAGACGTAGAGTTAAGAGAACAAGACAAGCCTATCGAACCTATATTCAGCAAGTCAGGCAATATAATTAATAAACCTAAAAAAACTGATGCTCAAAAAGAGCGGGAATATCAAAAAGAATTACAATCTTTACAAGGAGCAGAGGCCGCTAATTTTGCTAGTCAATTTTTAGATAAAGATAATTCTAAAATTTTTAACCCACTAGTAGCGGAATCAGATGTTGTAGGAACAACTATAGCTGAAATGGAAAAAAGTGGAGACCTAATAGGAGCTACAGTTGATTACATGAAAGATCAACTAGGGGTAACATTTTTTAATGACCAAAATATTAGCACTGAAACCTTAGAAGATATAGCTAAAACACAAATTCAAAAGGTAAAAAATAAAGAAAGCATAAAGAAAAGAGAAGAACAAGCAGAAATTTTAAAACAAAATAATGTTTCATCTTTTGATATATATGAAAATAACTTAAATAATCAAATTGCATACGTTTCTAACAATTTGGATGACTTAGAAAAAGAAGTCACAAATAATAAAAAAGAAATGATGTTAATGAAGAAAAACAGACCTTCTGACGGGAATGTTGAAGCTATTATAAGTTATGGCAATAACTTAGCTAATGCTACAGAAAAATGGGAAAATAGCTTAAAAAAGCTAAGAGGAGATGAGACCGTAATGGCTTTTGATCCGTATACTCATGAAAGATTAACGGCTCCTGCTGCTAGAGCCTTAGAAGCACAAGGAGTAGAACCTATAGACTTATCAGGAGGATATAAAACTTTAGCTGATCAGCTTCCAGGTACTTATGAAGGAGTCAAAGCCGCGTGGATTTCAAATGTTAACGAGTCTTCTAATCTTGATGATTCTTTGCAAGGCAAACCTGACTTTAAAACCAAGGGAATGGCTTCCTGGAGCTCATTTATTCAAGGAGGCTTAATAGGAACAGAAAACATGTCGTTAGGTGATATGGTTACTTTGAGAGCCGAAGGTGGCGATTTTAGCGGAGTGACTCCTTTAGATGATTCTACATTAAAAACTGGAGAAGATTTAAACAAATATTTGGACAATATCATTTCAAGAAGAAAATACTTAAATTTAAACCAAGCCGTTTTAAATGATATGTTTTTATTTAATAACGACTATAGTGATCCTAACGAAAAAGATAGCTACGGCACCGAGGCTAGTCAATTTTTAAAAATGATGAGCGGAGGTCTAATTGGAGATGCCAATTTAGAGGAAAAATTAAATGACTTAGGTGTTCAAAATTTTACTTCAAGAGAAAAATTAGATCAAGCTATAACTACATTACCTGAACTAGGCTTTGAGTTAAATGAAACTCAAGAAAAAAATTTAGATAGAACTTTTGGCATGGAAGCTACTGAAATGACCGGAGGTTTAGCGGGAGCTTCTTTAAGTTTTTTTGCAGGTAATAAAATATTAGGAGCAGCTAAATTTCTTAAAGTTGCTAATGCTTCCGGCAAAGGATATAAATATGTTTCGTTAGGCGAAAAAGCTAAAGATTTATTAAAAAGTAATAGTACAATAGCTAAAGCTCAAGGAGTACTTTTAACAGGGATAAAAGAAGAAGCTTTAATGCAAACTGCATTCCAAGGAGAAGCTCTTAAGGGTCAAGGATTCGGCTGGGGTATTGGAGGATTAGCTGGTGGTAAATTATTTTCTGCGCTTCCTAAATTTTCGGGAAGATTTTGGGGATTAAATGGGGTTGCTCAACATCTTACAGGGGGAGTTACCGGGGGCTTTGTCGCACACCCTTTTTCTATGTTTACTGAAAGCTTATATCAAAGTATAGCTAAAGACAAAAAGTTTAAAACAGTCCTTGAGGAGTCGTTTATTCGCGATGCCAATGGCAACGATGTTGATCTGCTTAGAGATTCTTTAGTAAGTGCTCTTGGTTTTACTGTTTTTGGATTTAAAGATATTAAAAAAAGTACTGTTAAAAATCTTTTTACTTCAAGAGAAAAAGTTAAAAGACTTAATACAAATTATTACCAAGCAATTAAAGAAATAGAAAACGAAAGGGGAGTTACTCCTGAAAATTATAAAGAAAAGTTAAATGGCTCTGGATTAAAAATATACGAAACTTTAGTAAACGACTACTTTACGTCTAATTTTAACCTTAAAATGATTGAAGGTTTTTTAGGTGAAAGCGCAATGAATGATTTAAAGTACAGTGCAAATCGCGCAGAAGCCTATCTTACTTCGACTCCTGAACAGCGAGCTAAAAGCACAGAATTTTCTAGTAGAGAAGAGGCATTAAATGTACAGGCTGAGTTCAATTCTAGATTACAAAAACTTAATGGCATGGCTAAGGCTGAATTTGAAAACTTCAAAAAGGGTAGAAACGAAGCGGGTGACAAGTCAGTAAACAAATATGAAATTAAAATAGTAGATAATACAACTGCCAATGGAGCTTACAAAAATATCCGGGCAAATTTAACTGACAATATCCTTAGGGTTAACACTAGTAACCTAAACGCGGGAACTCTTAAACATGAGTTTAACCACATGCTACTAGCCACATTAAGCGGAGCAGAAGGAGCACCGGTTAAATTAAAAAGCACCATAGAAACTACCGTTGATAGGGCTATGCGAAATGCCAATAAATTGTTTTTTTATGAAGGCAAAACATACAAGTCTTTCGCGGAATATATAGATAAAGTTCACGAGGGTAAATCTGATGACTATAAAGCTAACGAATATATTTCTTATTTGGTTGAAAATTTAAAAACAGATGCATCGTTTAGAAAAGCTCTTATTGATGGGGGCGCTCTATCCGCCATGAAAGCCGGAGTCACTAAATATGCAACACTATTAAATCTTTCTGATAAAGTAGGTAATTTTGCTTTTACAAACAAAGGTGGAGTTGTTGATGCTCCTGTATCTGCTAGTGAAATACTTCAGTTTTATGATTCTTTTGCTAATGGCGGAAAAACTGCAAGCAGTTATAAACAGTCTACAAAAGCTTACGAACAGCTTTTAGGAAATATAGCTGTAATGCCTGATGGCAAAACCGTTAATAAACATTTAGGAACTGAAGTAGTTAGCCTAGAAGAAGGTGTAAGAAGATCTTTCGATTCAAAACTTATTAAAGCTGAAACAGAAAAATTTAAAAACGAGAACTTAGCTAAAATAAATAAAGAGTATAGAGACCTATTAGATAAAAATGAAGAGATCGATATGATTGGTCTAGTTATAGGAAATAAATTTAGACCTATAGCTGAAAAAACCATGCAAAATTATTTAACTTCCAAAGATTTAACCATTCCATCAGAAACTCAAAGAGATATGGTATCAGATCTTATGTATGAGTCCTTACCGAAAGTTATAAAAGGTTACACTGAGGGACAATTATTTATAAAGTATGTTAAAGATAATAACCTTTCTAAAGAAGACGCTTTTGTTGAATATAAAAACAGAAATTTAAAAGATACCTCAGGTACTGAAAGATTTGAGCGTTTATTCGGAATGGCTAAAGGCACTACTAAAGAGGCTTCAATTACGTCTTATATCTTAGGTAACATTACTAATCAATTAATTGGAGTATTTAAAAAACCAGCTTATGCTGATATTTTTAGAAGTGTTTCCTTAGAAGTAGATAAAGTAGATAAACTGCAACAGCAGGGTGATCTACCACCTTCTGAAGCTGTTTCCGTAGATATCTCTTCCCCTTTGTTAACGCCTAGAAGAAGTAGATTAACTGCTCAAGCTAAATTAAATTTATCAGAAAAAACTGTAAATAAATTAGAAAAAACAGTAGACAATATATTTGCTAACGAAAAGCTAGAGGATTTAGACGCGAAGACTATAGGTACTATAGAGCTAGGGCCTGCTGGGAAAATAAAACTAGTATTTCCTAAAGATACAAACAGAGCAATAGTAGAGTATTCTGATGGCAAAAAAGAAATAATGTTAGGGGCTAGATCTCCTAAACCTATAATAGCAAAAATAATTAAAAAGCTAAAGTCTGAAGCATTCGCTAGGCTAAGAAAACCAGGTGCAA